CCGTATATTAAATTATCTTTTGACTTTTCTTTATAAATCGTTGTGTTATAAATAGGTTTATCTACAACTTTATAAATATCACTGACTATCTCTTGAATTACTTCCCCCTCATCTGTGATTTTAGTAAGATGCCCTACTTTACGTTGAGACTTCCAATAAATAGTAGAAACTCTTAGCATGTGACTTTTGCCAAAATCAACGGTGTCTTCTGAGTCAGATAATATCCACTCTACTATATCACCTGTACCAAACTGAGCGTCATAAACAGAAGTAAATTGTCTATAAGCCAGGGATGGCATTTGAGTATTCCACTCATGTGAACGAGTCGGATCATAATAAGTTCCATCATTTTGATACCCTTGTATTGCATAACCAGCAGAACGTACAGGATAGATAGCTTCTAAAGCTTCTAGTTGTTCCTGAGTCATCATCCAACCATACTTATCAATCACGTCTGATACAGACATAAGATCCATCTTACCAACCCAATTACCCTGACTTATATACCTGACGTCTGGAGACTTATGATAAAAAGTTAGAAGAGGATTCCAAAGCTCTAGCTCATAATCATCCTCCATCATACGAAAATGCCAGAACTCACGATCTGTAATAAGCATGTCACGAAAGGCACGCTCTTCAAGTTCTTGCATCTTAAATTTTTCTTCATCTACACTCATTTGATGTGTAGCCCACTCCTCAATCATTGAACGATAGTCCTTTCTAAAAAAAGACTCTATTTCTGGAAGCTTTTTAAGATTATCAGGACTATTTGCTTTTTGTATTTCCTCACTATCAAGTTCAATACCAGCTGATATCATTTCTAACATCATCTTACGCTCCGCATCTTCTAGCAATATATTTTCAATCATAGACCTTTTTTCTTCTAACATTTCGTTGTAAGAAATATCGTCTACTGCTTTAAACATTATTCTTGAGCTTCGTTTAGAAAACTCATTGCATAACACATTGATTACATTTGGAATAATAGGATAAAACTTTAACTCAAGTGCTGATACATCCTCTTTAGTAAGAGTATCTATCAAATCTGCCATTTCGTTATCCTCTTCTACAATATAGTCTGACTTGTCAATAATACCTTTAGCTAGCTTGTAGTTCTTCATCAGCCTGCGGGCGTTACGCCTAAGCTGCTTCATACCCTGAAACTCTAACCAATCTAGGTTCCACGCTCTCCATTCTTCGTCTTTTTCTTTCTCAGGTAAAAACTGGATAGGCTGGGTAAGAGTACCCATCTTGTTATATTCGGCCTTCTTACCAGCCTTTAGATCTAGAGCGTTATATATCTGCATGATAATTAATTAGTTATGTATTTATAGACTATTTCTACTCCATATGTATTAGTAGTTATAAATACTATTTGTTCAGGAAGTATGCTGTAAGATATCATTGTATATTTTTAAAAGGTGATCTAGGTGGTTTCATACTATTAGAACCCCTTTTAGAGCCACCCAAATGTCTAAAGGGGCTCCAATTTAATTTACTAAATTTCTGGGAGTTATCCAACTTTTGTTCTGTAACCTCTACACGTTTAGCCAATCCGCGGTTGGATTGCTGGACTTTAGCAAAGGCTACCAAAGAGCAAAATGCCACCAACCGGTCAACGTTAATGCCTTCCTGGTATGCTTGCATCTCTTTTAGGAGCATAATATCCGGAATACGTTCTACTCCATAAATAGTCTTTAAAATCTCTCCGTCAGCTTTGGTCTCATGATCCAGCTCTTCTTTAAGAAATTCTATACCGTATGATAAAATAGTGCCTTTAAAGAGAGTACCTACGTTCTTCCAGCCATATTCTTGGAATACGTTTCTGTTAGCTCCAATGTCTTTTAAGAATAGGATCATGTCTTTTGGTACCAGATAACGCTGCTTTTTCTTACTGATCATGTACTGGATAAATAAAGCCACATTGTTCTCTACCACGGTCCAGGCATTGTACCATTCTATAATCATCTCCAGACGTTCATGTGTTTTGTTCAGATCATCAAACCTACCACACCAGGATGCCACTATACTGTCCCTCTCAATAACATTAGTTACCTTACCGTTGCCTTCATCTTTTATAACTTCCACCGGGTTTTTGTAAACATATATAGCACAAAGAGACTCTGAAGTTGTAGTCTTACCTTCTCCTACAGGGTCAACAGATGCATAATACATTCCAAACTGAGGATCTTTAACAGGTCTTTCATAGATACAAATAACTCCTTCTTTGTCCTCTGTCTTTTTAGAGATAGGAAATTCCATAATAGGAATCTTCCTAGAAGGTTTATCTATAATCTTACCTTCAGCATTTCTGGATAATTCTAGGTATTCTACTGGGTATTCTTTATCCTGAATACGCTGAATCTGCTTTGACACTAGGTGAGGAGGGAATACAGACTCTTTTCTAGTAGCAAAAGCTTCTTCTATATTGGTTGGCTTCTGTGATATCCTTAACTGATACTGTTCAGGAGTAAGATCACGTTTCCATCTAATACGTTCTTCTATGATTGCAGCCAAAGCTTCTTCTACTTTAGAGTTACCATACTCATCTATAAAAGGAGGCATTGACCACTGTTCAGGTATAAAAAGTCCAGTCTTTCCTAAAGTACCATCTTTGTCTATTAGATTAGAATCAACAGCATAAATATCATTGGCTTCAGGTTGAAGTACCATTAACTTTAATGGTTCACAAGCATCAAGATCACCCACTGACCCAGCAGCTATAAACATACCTGTAGTAATCATACCACTCTGCATAGCAGGTCTCATATACTCATAGGTAAGATCCATCTTTGGAGCAATACCTGCTTCCTCATGAAAGAAGTAAGTACAAGGACCACCGACACCATTTGTCGGGTCTTTTTCAAAAGAGGTTCCTGTAATAATAGATTTATTTCCTTTAAAAGTATCCCTACCCCCAATACGTACTTTAATACGCTGCTGCCAGGAAAATACTTTATCCGGATCACTTGGTCTATACCATGCAGTATGTTCATTAAGAAATGTACGATACTCAGTAAGCATTCGCCAGGTACCTTTCTCTGAAATATAATCTTTAAGACTTGCTCCCATTTTAAGAACAGCACCATTTTCAAACCAGAACATATTGATCAACTTGGCTGCATGAAAATATGAACTAGCTATCTGACGTTTTTTTAAAATAGCTGAGTGTTTATAGTTCAACTCAGCTAACTGCTCATACAGAGCCATATGATACTGAGCATCTCTTACTTTGGCAAAGTCAAACTTTTTTTCCTCCTTGTCATAGATAGGAAGAAAGTTAAGCCACATGTAGTAATCCCGACTGATATACCATACACTATCTTTTTTTTTGACCATAATGCCGTACTTACACTTCATTTTCTGGTCATCCCAGTAGTTAATAAAGTCCTTGGTCTTAACCGGAGCAGGACAATAAAACCCTTGAGTTTGGTACTTTCTAGCTTCAGCATTAAATATCTGAGAAGATTCATCAAACTGGTACTTACCAGGTTCTTTGAATATTTTTAGTATAAAGTCTCTAAACTCTTCTCTTGAATAAAAAGTAGTTAGATCCCATTTACCATTTTCATATGTAGGTACTTCTATATATGGTTTATTTTTTGCCAACTAGTTTTCCTATTTTATTTTTGTCACCACCAGTTTTATACAGAATTTCTATCAGAGTTTCTATAGACTTACTCTTTAGTATGCCAGGTCTGGCAGAATCACTCCAGTAGTCATTGTAGAGTTCACGAGGAATAGCTGCCCAAGTTTTATTATGGGCATTGTAGTGAAATATATAACTGTAAAGAGCATACTCATTTGTTTCCATAAAAATTAGTTTAATGCTGTAGGGGGAGGATTTGAACCTCCAAGCGAGCGGGATACCCCACTCCGGCCTCCGAGACTAGGAGGTGTGTCTGCCAGTTTCACCACCCTACATTAGTAGTCCATAAAGGACCAATTATAGAAACCAACTCTTCTTTATCTTTAAAAGGTACGGCTTTGTGTACACCAAAAAAGACTGTCTTGGTTCCTTTCTTTAAAAGCTTATCGTCATATATCAAACCTTTATCTATAAAATCGTTATGCCATAAAACTTTAGGTGAATAAACACCAAGAATATAGAATGTCTTTTCACAGTTATCATCTTTAGTTACAATGATCTGCGGGTATCTGGCTTTCTTTTGTTTTTCTATTTCTAGGTTTTTGTATACGTCATCTGGTATAAACTCAATCATTGGAGGATTAGGCTTTCTATGAGTTTTAACTCCAACATGTAAGCCGGCCGGTAATAAATCAGGAATATTCTTTTTAACACTGTATGATGTATCAGGATCTGTGAATTCTATACCTAAAAACTTTTCTACAGCTCTTTGACCCATGTGGCCGTTAGTACTACGTTTCTCTAAATAGTTATCATCAATAATATATTGAGGGCCTGCATCACGTTTCTTTTCAGACCAATCTATAGAGTATTCTTTACGATAGTTATACTCCTCATCTGTAAGTACTACTTTGTGAGAAGTACTTAAAGCTTGCTCTAATCTTTTTTTATATTCTACTATAGGTACTATTGTTGTCATTGGTCGTATGCCAGGTTTTGTCCTCCTCTT